AGGACGAAAAGAAACATCTTCCGAAGGGAGGTAAATAAAATCGCTAATTTAAATGCAACCTTTAAACTGTTCGATGGATATTCGAGTACTGCTGATAAGGTTATTCGAAAATCAGACCAAGCAACAACCAAAATATTGAATGCCAGTGGAGCTACGGATAAATTTAATCGAAGTCTTGCAGCCACTGGTGTGAGTGCTGGAAAGGCAAGTAGCGGATTAGGTAAGTTTATATCTATGGCGGCCTTATATATGGCTTCATTAAAAGGTATGAATATATCTGACGGCTACACAAATACGTCTGCTAGACTGGCGCTGATTAACGACGGGACACAAACACAGTTGGAATTACAGAACAAGATTTATGCCGCCGCCGAAAGGTCTAGAGGCGTTTATTCCGATATAGCTGCATCTGTAGCAAAAATTGGTATGTTGGCTGGTGATTCGTTTGGTTCAAATGATGAAGTGATAGCTTTCACTGAGTTGATGCAAAAATCGTTTAGACTAGGCGGGTCTAGCTCAACCGAACAATCCGCCGGAATGTATCAATTAACTCAGGCGATGGCCGCAGGGAAATTACAAGGCGATGAATTTAGATCCATTCAGGAAAACGCTCCTATGTTGTCAGCGGCTATCGAAGATTATATGAAAAACATCATGAAAGCCAAAGGAACGATGAAAGATTGGTCAGCAGATGGACTATTGACTGCAGATGTTATAAAGGCGGCATTGTTTATGGCGGCCGATGATATCAATGATAAATTTGGTGAATTACCCAAGACGTTCGGTGATATATGGAATGATATTAAAACCAATGCTAATAAAGCATTTGGGTCGTTAATGGAACGCATTAGTAATATCATAAACTCCGAAAAGTTTGGACAGCAAGTTGATAAAATTACAGTCTGGTTAAATATAGCTGCAAGCGCAGCTGATAAAGTTTTAGATGGCATGGTTGGTATATATGATTATGTGAGTTCAAATTGGAGTAAAATAGCGCCAATAATCAAAGGTGCGGTTTTGGCATGGATGGCTTATAAAGCGGCTCTTCTACTTGTTGCCGCAGCACAGTGGGCGGCTAATCTCGCAGCACTTGCCAATCCAGTCGGGGCTAGTATCTTACTTATTGCAGTATTAACCGGTGCGTTAGTAATGCTATGGGAAAAGAGTGAAGGGTTTAGAAAGTTCTGGGTCTTTCTGTGGAAATCAAATGCGTACGTGATCGGAAATGGGTATAACAATATTGCAAGAATATTCAATTTGTTTAGACCAAAATGGAATATGTTAATTGATACGGCGCATTTTTTCTTCGCCGCATTAAAAGCCGGTATGATAGCTGCAGTAATTATTACAGGAGCGTCTATCACTGGCATGATAGATATGTTCAGCAGTCTAATTGATACTATCGGTACCGCGGTTGACGCATACAATCTCATAGCCGCTTTTAAAGGGATGAAAACAATACCTTTTGACATAAGTTCAGAAGGATTAACCAGTGACGTTGCGGGAGCATCCGCTAAAGCAATAGGATTAATTAACGGGGCGTTCAGCGGAGTAGACGGTGCGTTTAATGATGCTAGAATCGATAAAGAAATGAAACTAATTGATGTCGATAAGCTCATGGCTGTAACCGATTCTATAGGCGACAAACTAGAAGGATTTACCGTATCAGGATGGTTAAAGGGCTTATTCGACGAAGCATCTAAGGCAATCAACGATTCCACTCCCGACGAAGACAAGAACGACCCAACCACAGTAAAAGGAATTGGATCGGGCGGTAAAATACCGGTTGATATGTCCGATGAAGACCTGCAGTATCTTAGGGATATTGCAGAAAGAGAATATATAAATAAGTTTTCAACTGCTACTTTGGCGCCGAATGTTGTTTATAATTTTGGAGATGTCCACGAGACAGCAGATGTTAATAAATTAAAAGGCACACTTGAAATGATGATGCGAGAAGAAATTGCAGTAGCGGCGGAGGGGGTATATTAATGAGTGATTACGCAATATTTTTTGATAAAGACGGCATGGTATACCGGCTCCCCGTAAATCCGGAAGAATTAGAGATATCTTCGACGCAAGCCATAGAAAAGTATGAGATATTGAAACTAGGGCAAGTAGCAATTCCTACTCATATGGAATTGTCAGCATACTCGTTCGAAGCTGAATTTCCGCATAAAACAAGTCATTATGTTGAGACTTCCGATGAATTTGAGGACGCTGATTTCTATATTAATTTATTTCAGACATGGAGAAATAAGCTTGAACCAGTGCAATTTATTGCAACTAATAGTATTGGTGAAGATATTAGCTCCTTAGTGCTAATCGAGGAATTAACTATTACGGAGAAAGCCGGAGAAGAAGGCGATAAATATGTAAGCTTTAAGCTATTGGAATACAGGCCACACGGAAAGAAAACACCCGACGAGATTATAGAAATATCTACGATGTCGGTCTCGGGTACGATTACAGCGGCAGGGAAAAAGAAAAAGAAAAAGACCACAGCCACAAAGGAAGTTACTCCTAAAAGTTCCGGGTACCATGTTGTGAAATCGGGAGATAGCCTCTGGTCAATAGCAAAGAAGTATTATGGTAATGGAGCTAAGTGTAATATAATTTACAATTCCAACAAAGATAAAATCAAAAATCCGGCATTAATAAGCATCGGTTGGAAATTAAAGATTCCAAACAAAGATGAATTTCCAAAGTATTCAGCAGCGCTTCCGGTTATGAAAACAAAAGTGAAAGTACCAGTATATACAGGCGGGGATACGGATAATGAGCGAACGCACTCATCGGGAGGGGGTAGTTTCTGATGGAATTCCTAATTGATGTAGATGGAGTGGTATATGACATCGGCGAACTTGTGAAGTCCGTATCGTTTACAGACAGGTTAAATGATGGGTGTAGCAAGCTTGAGTTTTCTTATATCGATGATGATTTGAAGATAGAAAATGGTAGCATTGTTAGATTCGTAAATGACGATATTAAGTTCTTTGGCATAGTATTCAAACACGGACGGAACAAGAAAGGCGAGATTACAGTAACTGCTTACGATAAGTTAAGGTATTGCAAGCCAAAGGATACCATCGCAGTGTCGCCCGGTACTACAAAGGACACTATATCAACATTAGTAAAGAAAATGTGTAACTATTTTAAGCTTAGCACAGGCAATATTACGGATACAAAATATGTATTAGCTACGAAATACCAAGAAGATAAGACTTGGCTTGATATTGTTTATGACGCCATTAATAAAACAACTATTAATACAGGCAAATGGTACTGTTTGCGTGATGAATATGGAAATATAGCGGTTCGTGACTTAGCGGATTTACGTCTCAATCTTGTTCTAGGTGATGCAAGCCTTGTATATGATTATGAATACAGCAAGTCCATAGATGAAAATTTTTATAATCGAATTATATTCCATGTTAAGGGTAACGAAACAAGAACGGATTCTTTCGTTTTAGAAGATGATGCAAATTCGATAAAAAAGTACGGACTGCTACAGCTTTATGATGTGGCCAGTGAAAATCTAAACGTATCGCAAGTTAAGGATATGGCAAAGCTACTCTTAAAGACATACGGTCAAGAAGCCGAAACATTAAGCCTTGACTGTCTCGGCGATACACGTATTCATGCAGGCTCAAGCTTCTATGTGCAAATTGAAGATATTGGATTGCTAAAGCAATTATTTGTCAAGTCCGTAACTCATAATTTCCTACCTACCCATACCATGCAGATTGAGGTGACCATATGATAAACGAGATTAAAACAATAATACAAAACTATCTGAACAATGCAAGGCTTTGTGATTTTATGGTTGGCACCGTAACAAATGACGGTATCAAAGCGGGCGACACTAAACCACCTATACCGATGGAACTCATTACTGGCAATTTAAAAAGCTCTGTTATTGCCGGTCAGAAAGTTAGACTTCTCCGCAATCACGGCGGTCAACAATTTTATATACTGGAGGTGATTAGCGAGTGAGTATACTGACAACCGATTTAGCAATCACAGAGGATGCAGAAACCAATAAGACTTATAAACTATCCAATGATAAGATACAAGGCTATACGGACAATTTAACGGCATTACAACAGGCTATATATAAGGTGCTGAATACTGAAAAGTATGAGCATGCGATATATAGCTTTTCTTACGGAATAGAATTGGATAATCTCATTGGAAAGGATCCAGCATATGCCCGAATTGAACTAAAGAGAAGAATTCAAGAGTGTTTGCTCCAAGACGATAGAATTACAAGGGTTGATAATTTTAAATTTAACGTTACCGGAGATGCAATGCTATGCACTTTTGATGTAGTGAGTATTTACGGAGAAATTACAATTATGAAGGAGGTGATAGTCTGATGTTCGAAAGCATGACTTACGAAAATATATTAACCGATATGCTTAGCCGGGTAACCTCCGATGTTGATAAAAGAGAGGGATCAGTAATCTATGATGCGTTAGCTCCGAGTGCTTACCAATTAGCACAATATTATTTTTACTTGAATGCATTTATTGACTTGGTATCCGGCGATACCGCAGTGGGTGAATACCTTGATAGGGTTGTTGCCGATTACGGAATTACTCGGAAGGCTGCCACTTATGCTGTAAGAAAGATTGTGACATCCGGAGTGGCTGATCTCGGTACTAGATGGGGCTTAGGAGATACAAGCTATACAATAACCTCATTGTTATCGGCAAACGTTTATAGCGCCACTTGTGAGCAGTTAGGCGAGGTTGGAAATCAATACAGTGGAGCATTAGAGAATATTGATAATGTATCCGGTGTAACCGCTACTTTGACGGATATTATCACATCTGGGGAAGATACGGAAACGGATAATAATTTACGGGTTAGATTTTATACACAGGTCCAATCAGTATCTACCAGTGGAAATGCTTATGATTATCGGAAGTGGGCGTTAGATGTACCGGGATGTGGTGATGCCAAGGTGTTCCCTCTCTGGAATGGAGCCGGCACAGTCAAAGTTTTAGTAGTGGATGAAAACAT